CCAACATGGATGGTCACTTGACCCGTACGCGTGTATCGAATGGCAGGAAGGCCGGGTTTACGTCATGTGTGGCCACTGTGGACGTACGTTCTTCGGTGATCGACAGCCAAAGGACGTGAAAGAATGAGTGAAATGGCGAAACCATGCCCTAAATGTGGTCAGTATTACCCGGGCGACTGCTTCAATCATGGTTGTAAAGATGACACATGCACGTGCGATGGTTGTTTGATTCATTTACACTCAACGGATTGGATGGATGATGATGCTTGAACGGTGTAATCGATGCGGATTTATCGGCCAGGTGGCGAACAATCGCCTCCACACACAGCCGATCCTGGCGTTCTATTGCCAGGGCGGACGCCATCGGTATCCAATCGATGTTTGGCTGTGCGACGTGTGCGCATCAGAGATACGGAATCAGTGAAAGGCCAAGTTGAACAGCTTCGAAACCACCGACCAAACCGAGAGTGAGAAAGGAAACGAGGACATTCAGACGGACGAGCCCTTCGAGGTTTGACTCCTTCTCCTGGCGTCGCTCCTCCCTGGTCATCAACCATTGAGCAAATCGCTCGGTTCGAGTTTCTGATTTTGATTGTTCAATTGGAATTTCATCTGAGGTCATCTTGGCTACGCTCCTTAATCAGTTGTAGGATGGCTTGGTCATCGGTGAGTTCCATCGGTTCAAGTTCGATGAGGTAGTTAATGACGCCTGTGCCACCACCGGAACCGGTTTGCCCCTGGATCCACAAATCTTGAATTACGATGTGGTCAGGGTCCACCACGGAAAAAGGAGCATTCAATCCGGCCAATCCGTCAATGTTTGTGGATGACCATGCAATTTGGCGGTTATCCCCCCAATTCCAAGTGGGCGGGGTATCGTAATTCAAACCTAGAACTGCTGTGACGTCGTTGCCCGCAGAAAGATTACCGTCACCGGCAACGGTAAACTTGGTTATTTTGTATCCATGGTTAAGTCGTCCGTCATCAACAATCAACCGTTGAATGACGCCTTCGGGAATTTGTCCACGCAACGTGCGACGCTTCATCTCTTCTTGCCCCCGGCCATTTTGTGTGCTTCCTTGACGGCTCGCTTGAAGCCGTTGGCTTTCCACTTGCCACTCTTGAGCTTGTATCGAGGAGCGATTTTCTTGAACGCCGCCTTGTATTTGCGGTTGTATGCGCTGGCCTTCTTCCTGGTCTTCGTGACCACCACTGGAGCCGCAGCTTCAACACGCTCGCCCACGGACGTCCCGATCGACATCGCCAGCGACGGACTCATGCCCCTATCAATGAGCAATTGTCTCAAAATGTTGCAGGTGTCGCACATCTAAGCCACCTCACTGTTGAGACAGTGCGAGGGCCATAGCTGCGGATGACGAGAGTTTCTCAACGGTGCATTCGAGCATAACGCAGATATCCGGGTCGTTTTGCCATCCACTGGCTTCACCGCCCAGGTAAATCTGTTCGACACCAACGAGGTAGCCGTTGCGCCAATCTTCGGGGTTGATGTCCGTGGTCTCGGTGATCGCTGAGAAGGAGTTTGCCAAGACTTCAGAGGAAGCTTGGACTTGGCCACTGCTGATGATGCTCTTGTCGGTGCAATCAACCAAGGCGCCTTGGGACTGGGTGGTGAGTTGCCAAGCGGCACGACCATCTACACCGGCGGTAGCAATGTTGGGGGGTTGAAAGTCGCCGTAAACATACTGAACAGACACCCGGTGTACCCTGAGTACGCTCATGCCGAGGGCATCTACGTAAGCCCCAAGATCGATGGCCGTTTGGCCAAAGGCGCTTGCAGTCGAAAGTTTTGCTCGGATAAAGAAAGAATCACTCTTTGCCATGATCTCCTACAGTCGCGCCACCCGTATATGAACAGCACCTAATCTTCTCTATGGGTGACAAGCGCCGTCACAGTTAGTCCCCACCCATCCCACCCTAATTCGTAAATAGCCATAGGCTATGAACGCTGTGGTGAAATCCTATCGGAATCAAGGCAAAATAACATTATTATTATGAAGGGGAACCGATTCGTAGGGTCATGGGGAACCAATACAGCATAACTGTGAGTGATGAAACGCATCAAATCTTGAAGAAAGCAAAGGAAGACGGCTACAAAGTGTCTCAACTGATCGACGTGGCCGTCAAGACGTTGGGACGTGAGCAACTTCTCCGCCTCAGAATGGTTTGGAAGCACTACGATCAAGTGGAGATGGGCGAATGAAGCCAGTCACTTTGACCAGGGATCAATCAATCCAAGCTCGCGTACGTTGTGGTTGCGCCAGGAGCGACCAACATGGATGGTCACTTGACCCGTACGCGTGTATCGAATGGCAGGAAGGCCGGGTTTACGTCATGTGTGGCCACTGTGGACGTACGTTCTTCGGTGATCGACAGCCAAAGGACGTGAAAGAATGA